AAGGTTTATATTAAAGAACGAATAAGATTTGCAGGAATTGATACACCAGAATCTAGAACTAGACATAAACATGAAAAGTCATGGGGACTAGCTGCTAAATGTCGTGTTAAAGATCTTCTAGAGTATGAAGATGCAGAATTTACTTTAACTACTGAACTTCAAAAGAAAGGTAAGTTTGGACGTATTTTAGGGACTGTTATACTCGCTGATGGTACTTCATTATCTGAGATATTATTAGATGAGAAATTAGCAATTCCATATGAAGGTGGTAATAAAGATGAGTCTCGTATAAAATATGGTGTTAAAGAATTATGGGAAATGAACTTCTATAATACAGGACCTGGATGGTTAGAAAAACAAAGTGAGGAGTAGTAAATAATGAGTTTAATGGAAAAATTGAGAAAGAATTCTAAGATAAAAGGAACTGATATCTTATCAGATTCTATGTTATTTAAGAATACTGATATGGTTACAACAGATGTACCCATGATGAATGTAGCATTATCAGGTGATATTGATGGTGGATTATCTGCAGGTCTTACAGTATTAGCAGGACCCTCTAAGCATTTTAAAACATCATTTGCATTAAAGATAGCATCCGCTTACCTAAAGAAGTATGATGATGCTATCTTATTGTTTTATGATTCAGAGTTTGGATCACCACAAGAATACTTTGAGCAATTTGATATTGATACATCTAGAGTTCTACATACACCTATTACAGATGTAGAGGAACTCAAGTTTGATCTAGTATCACAGCTTGAAGAAGTTGAACGTAAAGAAAAAGTTATTATTATTATCGATTCAATTGGTAATCTTGCATCTAAGAAAGAATTAGAAGATGCTAAATCCGGTAAGTCAGTTGCTGATATGTCGCGAGCTAAAGCTCTTAAAGGTTTATTTAGAATGATTACACCATATCTAACAATGCGTGACATACCAATGATGGCAGTTAATCATACATATAAAGAAATTGGGTTGTTTCCTAGAGATGTAGTATCAGGTGGTACAGGAATTTACTATTCAGCTGATAATATATGGATTGTAGGTCGTAGACAAAACAAAGCAGGTACAGGGGAGATAGAAGGTTATGACTTTATTATCAATATTGAAAAATCAAGATTTCTTAGAGAGAAGTCAAAGATTCCTATTAAAGTTGAATTTAATGGGGGTATTTCAGAATACTCTGGATTATTGGATATTGCTCTCGCTTCTGGTGATATTGTAAAACCAAGCAACGGGTGGTACCAAAGAGTAGACAAAACAACAGGGGAGCTTATTGGTTCTAAGATGCGTGAGAAACAGACAAGAGAAAAGGAACTATGGGAATCCATTTTTAAAGATACAGACTTTAAAGAGTTTGTAAAGAAATCATACAAGCTAGGATATGCAGATAATATCTCAGAATTAGACTTGACAATAGATGAGGAATAGTGTATAATGGACATTAATACAGAAGAAGATTATCAATCTGATGATTATATGGGTATTAATATAACAACTGATGATTATACCTTTGTAGAAGGACATGATCAAGAGCAATGGACTATTAGATTGAAGACAGGGGCATTTAAAGATACCTTTTATCAATATGGTAAGATTAAAATCCATGAGTCTAAGAATAAAGATCCTGTACTTAAATTCTCTTATAAGATATTAGAAGCTGATGGTGATATAGATACTATATCTGCTGATATCTTGTTTCTTGATCACATTTCTGCCATTCTAAAACATATACTAGAGGATAGTTTACTTAATGATCCAAACAACGATACTAAAGAACTTAATCCAGAATGATGAGTACACAAGACAGGTCATTCCATTCCTAAAGAATGAATACTTCGATTCTTCCCATCAATCTCTTTTTAAGCTGGTAACTGAATTTGTTAATAAATACAATTCACTACCTACTAAAGAAGCATTTGTTATCGAACTTGAGAATTATTCTGAAGAGATATCAGATGTAGGGGAATTTACAGGTATCTTAGAATCTGTATTTCAACCACTTGATGAAGCTACAGATAAGAAATGGCTGCTTGACACTACAGAGAAGTGGTGTCAAGACAGGGCCATCCATATCGCAATAATGGACTCGATAGGAATCATTGACGGACAGAGTAAGGAGTTAACTAAAAATGCAATACCTGACATATTATCTGACGCACTTGCCGTTTCCTTTGATAGGAATATTGGTCATGACTATCTCGATGCTTCTGCTAGTAGGTATGATTTCTATAATAGAGTCGAGAAGCGCGTACCGTTTGATCTTGACTACTTTAACCAAATCACTTGTGGTGGTCTCCCGAATAAAACGCTTAATATCGTAATGGCAGGAACTGGCATTGGGAAATCTCTCTTTATGTGTCATGTAGCTGGTGGTGCATTAATGCAGAATAAGAATGTATTATACATAACACTAGAGATGGCGGAAGAACGTATTGCTGAACGTATTGATGCCAATCTTATGAATGTATCATTAAATGATATTGAATCTATAGGGCAGAAGACTTTTATAAATAAAGTAAAGAAGATATCAGCGAAGACTACTGGTAAGTTAATTGTTAAGGAGTATCCTACAGCGTCAGCTCATGTAGGTCATTTCAGAGCACTTCTAAATGAACTCAAGTTAAAGAAGAACTTTGAACCAGATATAATCTTTATTGATTATCTTAATATATGTGCATCAAGTCGAATCAAAGGGTTAGGAGGTTCAGTTAATACCTATTCTTATATCAAGTCGATTGCCGAAGAACTACGGGGTTTAGCTGTAGAGTTCGATGTACCTATCCTATCAGCAACACAAACAACAAGATCAGGGTTCTCTAACTCGGATGTAGGTCTTGAAGATACCTCAGAATCATTTGGTTTACCAGCAACAGCAGATATGATGTTTGCATTGATATCAACAGAAGAACTAGCCAATCTAAACCAGTTAATGGTTAAACAATTAAAGAATCGTTATGCAGATATCGGTACTAATAAACGATTTGTTATAGGTGTGGATAGGCCTAAGATGAGATTATATGATGTTGAAGTATCCGCACAGACACTAATCCAAGTAGATCAAGGAACAAGTAATAATCATATTCCTACACAGAAAACATTAGATACTGAAGGATTTAAATTTTAATTATGAAAGGACATGACATGAAAGCAGAATATATTGATCATATGGGTGATGATATTTCAGTTGTTAACTCAGCTAGAGTATCATTTAATAAGACATCAGAAGGTGTAGGTGTAGATGAATATGTAGATGAGAAAGATGATAATGGAATATGTACATTATCTGCATTTGTTCCTATCTTGAAAGAAGGTGATAAGAAACTAATCACCTTCCTAGCAAAGCATAACCATTTCACCCCATTCACTCATGCTACTGTAACAATGAGGGAAACAGTACCTATCTTTGTAGCACGACAACGTTTTAAACACGTTATAGGTTTCACTTATAATGAGGTATCCAGAAGATATGTATCAGATGAGCCTGAGTTCCATGCTCCTAAGAATTGGAGATACAGACCTGAGAATGTTAAACAAGGCTCATCTGATACAGAGTTTGTTACTACCTTTAAGAATGATATGGATTATATCTGGAGTCTTAAATCATCAAATTCTATTACAGATAATTACCACACATATCTTATTAAAGCAAAACAACTATACACAGAGATGTTAAATTCCGGTGTATGTCCTGAGCAAGCACGTATGGTTCTTCCACAGTCTATGTTAACTGAATATTATGTAACAGGATCATTAATGGCGTGGGCAAGAGCATATAATTTAAGAAAGAGTCCAACTGCACAGTTAGAGATTCGTGAATTAGCTAATCAATGGGATAGGGTAATGTCAAAACTATATCCTGTATCATGGGAAGCATTAACTTCACAGTACTTAAATAAATGAAAATAGTTCTTGACATTGTATTAGAATATTGTTATAATAAGTTATAAGAGTTAAGAAAGGAGGTAAAGATGCCAAATACATATCTAGTAATTGAAGATGTTCTTAAAGAATGGAAAGTAGTCGAAGATATTGGTCAACCTGAATACAATACAGAAGCTGTAGAGCAACATAAACAAGATAATGATATCTTTGAACTGTTCTACGGTTACATTGCATATAAAAATAACAAAGGAAGAGTATGAGTTTAGAAATAGCATTTATATTATTATTAGTAGTGGCATGTTATTTTTCATGGAAGTGGGGGGAAGAGGAAGGGAGTCTAGAAGGAATAGAGGTAGGAGTTTATTCTACACTACATAATCTAGAATCAAGTGGTGTTATAAAAGTAATAAACTATGATGATGGTGGGTCTATCATTAAAGCTATGTCATTTACAGAACTTCATGTAGATGCCAATGGAGATACAAAAACTATTATTAACAACAGTAAAGAGGATTCTATATGCTCAGAGGAAAAGAAGTAATCGCTGATTGGACATCAAAAAGATGGCATTCGACACACAATTGGCATACTGGTACTGGAAGGTATATTAAACGACTTCTAGCCAAAAAAAGTCGTAGAGAATGTAAAAAAACACTTGACATATATGAGATAATGTAGTATACTATAAGTATGGTTTTTAGTTTAATCGATATGAAAATTACATTTGACCCAACACTAACAGTTCAGTGGTTTGTTAGTGTTGGGATCTATATTTTCGTTACTGTAATAGGAGCATTATAGAATGGCAAAGTTATTTAAAGTAAATGATTGGGTAGCAGCATATGATTTCGAGCCTATGCCTAATAGGGAAGATGCGTATGTGGCAGGTATTATTACTGAAGTAAAGGAGTCTACATACGTTATTAAAGTAAGAAAAGATACTATGTTTCCTGAAGGATCTAGGACTGTAGTAGAGGCACCCAAACAAGATAAGATGTTATGGGATTTTGAAGATAGAATCAGGCCATGGCCGTTTAAGATAAATACCGAGTCTAATGAATTGATGAGGAGAGGTTATAATGATGAAGTATGATGTGAGATTTTGGGTTCTTAATATGTTTCTTCCTTTTTTATTAGGTATTGTTTTAATGGCTGTTTTATTATTTGTACCAGTTAAACAAGTTTGTGCATCTCATCCACATGAGGAACCAGAGCGACCTAAACTTAATATAAAGAAATCCTTTGTATCTCTATTATCAACAATGGAGAATGGACTAAGAACTAATAAGATTGATGAGGAACGACTGAGGTTGGACTTCGCTGATATCTTAAAAGAAGTCAGATCTAATATTCTAGAAAGTCCGTAAGGACTTTTTTTTTGCTTTCTCTAATAGTATAAATAAGTATTAATGTACTAATTAATATGAGAGTAATCGATGTATACATTTAAACAACATATAATAGAAGCAAAGAACACACACATGACGCATATTGAAGATTTAGTTCTTGATGGTGGTGTTGATGGTACTAGAGCTGCTATTAATGCCCTAAGAGCTCTTCGTGATATGTTAGCAGGTACGTTATCAGGCTCTCATTCAGTTACAGTAAAGTGGGATGGAGCTCCAGCAGTATTCGCAGGTACTGACCCCACGGATGGGGAATTTTTCGTTGCTAAGAAAGGTATCTTTAATAAGAACCCTAAGGTATACAAATCACATAATGATATTGATAATGATACATCAGGTGATCTATCTGATAAGTTGAAAATAGCATATACAGAATTAAAGAAAATAGGTATTAAAGGGGTTATCCAAGGTGATATTATGTTCACCCAACCCGATCTAAAAGCAGAAACTATTGATGGTCAGAAATACATTACTTTCCATCCTAATACCATTGTATATGCTATACCTAAAGAACAAGCATCTGATGTATTAAATGCTAAGATAGGTGTTGTATGGCATACATCATATACAGGTGATTCCTTTGAAAATATGACAGCCTCATTTGGTGTTAATATATCTGCTCTAAAGAAAGTCAAATCAGTATGGTCTAAATCAGCTGACCTACCAGATCTAACAGGTGTAGCTACACTATCTAAGAAAGATACAGCTACTGTTACTGAGTTCTTATCTAATGCAGGTACTATATTCAGAAAGATATCATCCTCTATATTAAAAGAAGTATCTGATAATAAAGAGATCAACATGGCTATTAATACCTTTAACAATACAAAGGTTCGTAAAGCAGAAAAGATAATCAATGCGGATCATCATGTCAAAGAGTTGATGACTTGGATACAGAAACGATACCAGAAAGACATTGATAAGTTAAAGAGTGATAAGGGTAAAGCGAGAAAGCTTAAACAACTCGAAGATGTAATGAAGTTCTTTTCTTCATCTAATAAGAAAGGTTTGACCTTAATGTTTGACTTACAGAATGAGTTAGTAGCTGCAAAAGAAATGCTGATTAATCAACTATCTAGGGTTCAGAATACAAAGACTTTTGTTAAGACATCAGTCGGATTCAAAGTAACAGGGGCGGAAGGTTACGTTGCTATCGATAATCTAACAGGTGGTGCTGTTAAGTTAGTTGATAGGATGGAGTTTTCTACTAATAACTTCTCAGCTGAGATAATCAAAGGTTGGCAGAAGTAATTTATATAAATATAATATACGATAGTAAATAAATAGGAATAATTACATGAAATATTCATTTAGTCAGATCAAACATATACTAGAAGCGTCTAAAAACTATGATGCTTTTCTAGCTAAAGCAATGAAGAAGTTTAAGATTAAAGATATTGGATCTTTAGATGATAAAGAAACGACAAAGTTCTTTAATTGGATTGATAAGAATTGGGATGCAAAGAATGAAGAAGTTGAAAAAGTAGATGAGGTTTTATCTATACAAGGGCGTAGGAAACTTGGGCGTGCTATGAAGAGGAATGCTAAGAAGAATGCCCGAAAACGGAAAATCTCAATGAATCGTAAAGCCACACCAGATAAGATTAGAGATAGAGCTAAGAAAGCTGCTATTAAACAAGTTAAATCTTCAATATCGGGTGGTAAAGATACAAGTACATTATCACATGCTGCCAAAGAAGCTTTAGAAAAACGATTGAAAAAGAAGTCTGGGTTAATTAATAAAATAGCACGGAAACTAATACCTTCAGTTAGAGCAGCTGAGAAAGAAAGATTGGCTAATAAAAATAAAAAATAATCATCGATCTACTATAGGAATCAGGTAATGATTAAGTCATTTAGAGAATATATAACAGAAGTCAAGGATGAGAATGTAACATTCTCATTTGGTAGGTTTAACCCACCTACTACAGGACATGAGAAGTTATGTAATGCAGTTGCTAAAACAGCAAAAGGTGGTAAGTATTTTATATATGCTTCTCAATCATTTGATGCTAAAAAGAACCCATTAGAATATACTACTAAGATTAAATGGATGCGTAAAATGTATCCTAAGCATGCTAGATCTATTATCCTTGATAAAAAGATTAAGAATGTATTTGATATTGCTGTTTCCCTTTATAATAAAGGTTATCGTAAAGTAACAATGGTAGTAGGTTCTGATAGAATACCAGAGTTTGAGACTCTCCTATCAAAATATAACGGTAAGGAAGCCCGACATGGGTTCTATGATTTTACTAAAATATCTATAGTATCCGCAGGTGATAGAGATCCAGATGCTGAAGGTGTTGAAGGTATGTCTGCTTCTAAGATGAGAGCTGCAGTACAATCTAATAACTTTGATCAATTCCAATTAGGTATTCCTAAAGGATTTAAAGATTCTCAAAAGTTATTTAATGATGTTCGGAAAGGTATGGGGTTATCTGAATCTAATAAGTTTAGACGTAATATTAAGTTTAAAGTAAATCCTGAACGTGATGCTTATATAACAGGTTCTTTATATAATATAGGAGATACTGTTGAGATGAAAGAGGTTACTGAAAGAGGTAAAATTACTGTATTAGGGTCTAATTATGTTATAATTGAAGGACTATTGTCTAGAAAAATATATAGGAAATGGATATCAGATATAGGAATTATAACAATATGAACACACAAAGCACTTGTCCAGATTATTTAAGACTTGATAGAATAGAGGATAAAATAGATAGAATCTCAGAGCTAATAATCACATTCGCCCGTACTGAAGAAAAGGTAAAAAACTTAGCTGAAGATAATAGACAGCATGATGATTCTATAGATGAAATAGAAGATAGGATAGTAGTACTGGAAAAGTTAGTTGGTCTTAATACAAGAACTGTGAATTCAGTACATAAATTAGTTTGGGTTATAACGACTGCTATTATAACAGGGTTTCTTGCTTATATAGTAGCTTGGCCATCAGTATAGTTACTATATTCCCCTTCTTCCGCATCACTAAGTAATATTATACACTATTATTAAGGAAATGTCAAGTATTAAATTATGATTATAAATGAAGAGAACTTAATATTATATGCAGCTAAACATTATGAAAATCATCACTCTAATAACACAGAGGATTTTTATTCAGACTTAAAACGAACAAAGTATATAAAGACTCTGTTTCGTAGATACTATGAGAATGATGATCTTCAAGAGAGATTAGTACTAAATCATATTATAATATTCTGTAATGTATTTGGTGTAGAATGTGGGGTTAATATACTATTCTATAAGATAGATAAGAAGTATTATCCAGTATTAAAATCGTTTCTGATATTCTTAAATTATATAACAGATACGACTAAAACAGAAATACCGCTTGATCCATTTGTGGTTAATAAACTAAGAAAGATTTAAAGGATACTTAAATGAGTCAAACAATAGATATCATATATACATATCGATTCTTAAAGATACTAACAACTCCATGGGATGAAATGGATGCGTTTAAAGAAGGTATCATAGATGAGAAGGGTAAACAGTTAAAGAAGCTAAGAGAGCTTAAGACAATGGATGAGAAGGATGCTTATACCTATTTCCATCGTATGGTATTCAATCTTAAACGATTACTTAATAAGTTACCTGGTGGGGAAACTAAAATCGCATCTTATGCTTCTGCACTATTCCTTATTAAAGAAGATAAGAATATAACACCTCTTGAGGCCTATGACTATCTGATAGAAGAAGTAGCTGCTAATTCTGTAGCATCTGGTAATGTTGATTTTACTCCTACTAAAAAGAAGAAGAAAGTACAGAAACGTGACACTTATAAAGAGTTCTCTGTACCATCTGAAGTATTTCGTAAGTTCGATACAGGACGTAATAAGTTCGAGCGTTGGGCTAAATACTTAGATCTACAAGATGAGAATCAACACGAATTATACAAATACGCTAAACGTAAACCAAAGAATACAATCATTCTAAGAGATGCAACAACAGGTGCTATAAGATCTATTCGGAGAAGATCATCTAACGGACACTAGTACTTTAATAAAAACCTTGACATTACCTCTACATTATAGTATAATAGACATATGAAAAAATATAAAGAAGACAAAGATGAATGGAGTTTGAAGTTCGAGCAGAAACGTAAGAACAAGAACTCTAAGAAAATCAAAAGAACCAAACCTAGAAAATCAGGATCTTGGGAGTAATCAATAAGTATATATAACTATATCATTAATATATAATCAGGAGTTTTACCTTGAATTTGACTGAGCAATCACTAAAGTTACTTAAAGACTATTATATGAAGGAGTATGAAAAGACTCCTGAAGAAGCATTTAAAAGAACAGCATACGCATTCAGTAATGATGACAATGAACTAGCTGAACGTATATATTCGTATATACTAAAGAACTGGTTTATGTTTTCATCACCTATCCTATCTAACGCACCAAGAAAAAATGAGAAAGTAAGAGGTTTACCTATCTCTTGTTTCTTAGGATATGTACCCGACACCTTAGAAGGTCTTATTGAACACACCTCTGAACTAAGATGGTTATCTGTCAAGGGTGGTGGTGTTGGTGGTCATTGGTCTGATGTACGGAGTGTATCTGATATAGCACCTGGTCCAATCCCATTCCTACATACAGTTGATGCTGACATGACGGCATATAAACAGGGTGTGACTCGTAAAGGGTCTTATGCTGCGTATATGGATATATCACATCCTGATATCATGGAATTCATGTCACTAAGAATACCTACAGGTGATGTTAATAGAAAATGTCTTAATCTACATCATGGTGTTAATGTACCTGATGCATTTATGACAGCTGTGGAACTTGGATACACTTGGGATTTAGTTGATCCTAAGACACAGAAAGTATCAGAAACTGTAATGGCACGTGAACTATGGGAAACGCTACTAGAAACTCGTTATCGTACAGGTGAACCTTATATCTATTTCATTGATAAAGCTAATGAAGCATATCCAAAGACACAAAAGGATAAAGGTTTATTCTCTAGGGGTTCTAATCTTTGCATTGAGATTACTCTACCAACCAATGAAGAAAGAACAGCTGTATGTTGTCTATCATCATTAAACCTAGAGATGTATGATGAATGGAAAGAGTCATTACTAGTAGAAGATCTTACTGTATTCCTTGATAATGTACTACAATACTTTATTGACAATGCACCTGATGAGATATCTAAAGCTAAGTTCTCTGCGTCACAAGAGAGAAGTATTGGTATAGGAGCAATGGGTTGGCATAACCTATTAATGAAGAAATCTATACCATTTGAATCACAAGCTGCAGCTGAACTTAATGAAGAAGTATTCTCACTCATTAAAGAACGCTCTGTATCTATGTCATTAACATTAGGTGATGAAAGAGGTGAATGTCCTGACATGGAAGGTACAGGTAGGCGTAATGCCAATCTATTAGCTATTGCACCTAATGCTAATTCGTCCAGTATTGCAGGTACATCACCATCAGTTGAACCTATTAAAGCAAATGCATTTGTACATAGAACAAGAGCTGGTTCCCATTTAATTAAGAATAGACATCTATCAGAACTATTGGACGAATATGGTCAAGATACTGATGAAGTATGGAACTCCATTATCTCTAATAATGGTTCTGCTAATCATTTAGATTTCCTATCTACACATGAGAAAGATGTATTCAAGACAGCTATTGAAATCGACCAAAATGCTATTGTTCGTTTAGGTGGACAACGTGCTAAGTATATCTGCCAATCACAATCTCTTAATGTATTCTTTCCTGCAGGTGTTGATAAGAAATACTTACATGAAGTACATTACAATGCATGGAGACATGGAAATAAATCACTCTATTATTTAAGAACAGAAACATCTAATAAAGCAGAGACTTTATCTGATAAGATTGAACAGAAGACAATGAAAGATTATTCGGAAACACCATCTGGCCAAGATCTTCTAGCAGGTGTATCAGGTGAATTTGCTACTTCTCAAGATGACTGTCCGTCCTGTCAAGGATAATGTATGTATGTGTATGTAATGCCATAACAGAAGATGACCTAAAGAATGGTAATGTTGAGGGTCTGGGTTCAACTTGCGGAAAGTGTGTAATGAAAGTAGTGATAAATGATTGTAAAGGTGGGTTCTATCTATCTGGCAAAGCAAAGAAGTTATTGGGTATGCCACATGCCGCGTCTGAATGGTGGGAAAAGTATGGTGATCGGCACGATACTAAATTAGTTGATGTTGTTGAAGAGTTAGGTTCAGATGCATCACAGACTGTAGGATGGGGAACTATCTCTATAATGTCTAATTTAGTAATTGTAGAAATACCTGACGATTCTACTTATCTAATAGACTCTTCAGAAGGTAAAGAAGCAGTAGTTGTTACATCTCAACATCCTATTGTTTGTCCTCCGTCTATTCATGCTAAATCATTATATAAGTCTTTAAAACGTGATTAGAATTGCTTTACTTCTATTACTATTCTCCTCTACATTATCATGTGCAGAAGAGCCTAGATGGAATGAAGGTATTAAACCCGATGGAATGCATGAGTTTGCTTTATGGGGATTAACAGCACGATGGATAAAAGAAGATGATAAAGTTAAGAAGATGTGTTTCTTTTATATGAAAAGATTCGTAACTTGTTCAAATATACCAAAAACAAAATAATGACAATAAACATTAACAATTTAGTAGAAGTAAGCTATGGCGACCATCCTTCTCAATATTATGCATATCAACTTCCTAATACAATTACTAATGATACAAGCATACTGTTTTATTTTCATGGTGGTGGTTGGAAAATAGGTAACCCTAATAATATAGAGAGATACATTAATAATATTGTAGATGACAATACAATATTTGTTACTGTTGGGTATAGAAAAACAGGTGAACCTACAGTTACCTATCCTTATAACTCCCCAGATATAACACAACAAGATATACTAGATGATGCTATTGATGCTATTAATCATGCTACAACTCTAGCATCTTCGGTATCAATATCAACTGATAATATTATTCTTTCAGGTTCATCTGCGGGTGCATGGATTGTCTCAAACATTATAAGCCATCCTTCTAAAATAAACGAATACAGTTCAATTGATCAAGCAATCTTATTCTCAGGTGACTATAATTCGGATCCTTATTTTGAATTAACTGAAGGGGATTATGAATGGGTTAATAATCCTTCTCTATTTAACTGGTATAACAACTGGGTAGGTGGTATAGATGGTGCTATTAATGCTATAGATAATGTTACATCTATTTCAGCTGACATCTCCGTTGATATTTTTCATGGTGGATTAGACACTCTTACTATTCAATCCCAAGCTGATGATTTTGTTGATGCTATTAAACTCTCTGGTAATAATGTTAATTACACATTATTACCAGAATCAGGGCATTCTCTTCATGAGTTATATATAAACGAAGAAAGTCAAAATGCTTTCGAAGCACTTGTTACTGTTGTGGGTAGAGACACGGTCAAAATCAATGAATACTTTGATGAAGCTATTATCCTACAAAAAGATTATAAAGCAGTTTCTAAAGATATTTTTAATTGGGTTGAAGAGAGTGGTTGGACTGATTCTTATTATGGTGATTCTAGTCAGAGGACATTTGTTGAGAATGTATGGTACAATTTTTCTGGATATAATGGTTCAACTGAGATTATAGACTATTATGTAAACTTACTTGATACAAATACAGCAACACGGTCATCTCTTCTCCGATTAGCATCAAAGACTGTAGAAGTAGATAAGTATATTGTAGACAACTCATTATTAATGATTGGTATATACGAGTCTAACATAAATTTATTTTAA